CTCGCATCTTCAAACACCGCCTTATCAGCAGGATATGTCATAAATATAGTTCTTGTACCAGATGACCAGTTTACAGCATTATTTGAGTTAGAACTAGCAAGTATTGTGGTTCTAGCTAATGTAGTTCCAGAAGATGTAAATGTGCCAATACCAATTTCAAAGTCAGTATTGTCAGTACAACAATAATAAGTTGTATCGCTATTATCAAGATTAGCAGTAAAAGTCTCAAAACCAGTTACAGCACCAGCTAATGTATATGTTCCAGTGCCTGTTGTAGTTGTAGTTTCTTTTACTCTATCATGTATCTCTAAAGCCATTACTTCAACTCAATGCTCAAGTTTGTTGCGTTAATTCTAAATATGTCATTTTGTGCTAAAGTTTTACTTGCATCCAAAGCACCTACAAACAGTATGTTACCACTTGAACTTGCGTCTGCGATGATCACATGAGTTATTGTGACGTTGCCACTGTCTGTCTTTGCAGGAAACTCAATCGCACTTGTGTTCTTTGCTGTCTGTGTATCTGTTGAGTCAGCACCTATTGTTGTCCAACTAGCTGCTGCTACTTGTTGTCTAGCGTATCCACCAAAACTTGCTTCTGTTACTGAGCCAGTTTCAGCTGCAGATACTGCTGTACATAGTCCAACATATATACTGTCACCTGGACTTGAGAAACTAAGAGAATTATTTTTAAATAAAAAATGTAATAATCTTCTCTCTAAATAGTTGGTTGCTGCATTTGAGGTTGCCATAATTTATCTCCTATGTCCTTGCTCTTCTAGGTAATCCTTGCCTATAAGCATCAGCATTTTCCCTAGCCTCACCTAAATCTTTTAATCTACTTACTTCTTCCATAAATCTTCTTTCATATAATTGCATTATATCTGCTTCACCTTTCATAAAAATATACGCTTCTGAAAGCGATCCGTAAAGCATTGCGTTCAATGCATTCTTACTTAACCAGGTTGTTGTTGTATCACTTGATATTGCAGATATCGCAGAAGATGCACCAGTTGTACCGCCAGTAACTGTCTCACCACTTGTAAACGCTGTTGTAGGTACAATAATTGTTAACTTATTTGTACTATCGTTTTTGCTTTGAATAGTAGCCGTAGCACCACTAGATGCACCAGTTATAACTTCATTGACAGCAAGACTAGATGAAGATGCAACTGTTAGTTCAATCGTGCTATCTGCTAAACTTGTTGGTTTATAGTAGTAGTGTAATTCTACAGAATAGTTACTGTTAGGTGTTGGTGCGAGTATAAAATTATCCACATCAAATCGTGCATAATACTTTGGTGCACCAGTTGTAGAGCTGTTAGGATTATACTCTTGTATAAAGTTTACATCCTTTTCTAATAAAAACTCTATATTGCTGGAGTTTGTTATAGATAAACTAAATGATGCTAAGTAATCAGTTGGAACAGATAAAAACCTGTCAGAGGATGTTGTAGCACTTGTTACATTTTTTCTAAAGTATTCAAAATCAATCATTTTGAATAATCTATTTTCTGTTGATCTAATAAAATCTCTTAAATGAGACACAAAGGTTGTTTCAGTGTTTTCAGTATAATCTTGAATTGCACTCTTCAATGTTGTTAATGTGTAACTCATTTAACTCTCCAACGTCACGGGTCCAGCAGAAGCTATACCGCCACCGCCCGTAATATTTCCTAAAGTAGCTGTAGCACTTACGCTTATAGTATACCTATTTGTATCTACCACAGATTGTATTGTAAAGCCAGATGAACCTTGCATCGTAGAACTTGAGATACCATCAAAGGGTGCTACGTTTCTAAATCTAACAGTATCAGATGCAGATCTTCCATGTGCTCGTTCTGTTACTGTAACTGTTGTTGGATTGCTACCACCCGTGCCAGTTTTAAAAGGATTATGTGATAAAAGCACAGAAACAGAAGGTTCATCCCTATCTGGTCTAGCATCCTTTATGGCTTCAGCATCTGCTGTCTTTACTCTTAAATCTATTTGTGGATGTTTAGGTTCAAACTCATCTTTACCTACCAACAAGCCATTCCACTCTTTTCTCATATCTCGTAAACGATAACGAAATCCAGATCTATCTGATATGCCGTATGAGTTTTTGCCTGTTGCAAATCGTCCCATTAAACTCTCAAGTATTTGATATCTGGTGTTAAATTAAGTGCCACTCTATCTTCATCCTCGGCTGCTGCTCTTTGAAACTCTTCTTCATACACTGCTTTTAGTAATTGTGTTCTTTCTGGTGCACGTTTTATTGACAGATAGTAAGAAAGACCTGCTACCATGCAAGGTAGAAAACGAAAAGGAACATCTGATGTGTTTTGTAAAGTATCTGCATCTTGTATTCTTCTAACATAGAAATACTCTAATGTATCTGTGCTATTCTCTGGAGTAGGCCATAAGAATATTTTAGGAGTTATCTGTCTATCAAAATAATACTGTGTTGGTCTACCCTTTTGAGTTTTTATTGGTAAATTTAAGTACTCACCTCTTGATATCTTTGACATGCTAAAATCTGTGCCACTTCTTCTAAGCACGACTTCTAACAAATCTGTATACTCAGCAGTAAAAGTATAACTAGAGGTTCCTTCTGTAAGAGCTTGTGTTGCTGAATTTACTGTCCATAAGTTAAGTCCTCTGTTCGCCCATTCAGAGAACATGATGTTAAGAGAACGTCTAGCTGTTCTTGCATCATAACCTGTTCTAACCTCAAGACCGCATCTTTCATATGCTTCCTCTACAATCTCGCCTACATCTAAATCAAAGTCTCTTGAATCCGAAGTTGCCATTTAATCCTCATTATACAAATTATCAAAAATTTTATTTACATCTAATGTATAGTCTAAATCAGATTTTGAATAATGTATATGCTGTGAAGGTAAAAAATCTGGTGCACCTTCACCTGTTTCAAACCATGCTGGATGTGTAACACGAACTCTGTTGTTTGGCAATGCCACGATATTACCTGTCCATTTACCAGCATCTAACAAATACATTACATGACTTTGCTTATGCTGTGCTGGATCATCTGCTATTTCGCTGTCAGTATAATCAACTGTAAACAAATATTTAGCTGGGTAAAATTTACCTTCTATCTTAGCTAACCAGGGACATGGAGTTGCTCTATCTAAACTATAAACAGCATGAGTATGTGAGGGACAATCCCAAGGCTGTGCATTGTATACATCCATAGGCACGGGCCATTCTTCTACAGGAATATCAGCCATAAGTGCTGTTATAGGCATTCTTGCCCACATAGCTCCGCCATGAACATTAGGATCGTCTGTGTCATCTACCTCTGAACCAGTAAATATCATTTGAAAACTTAAACATCTATTAGGCATAGTTGTCACAGCAACAGCCATAGCATGTAAAAATTCTCCGTGGTATCTAAGATGGTTACAGGTATATTCCCTCCTCACCCAACACTTAAAATGAGGAATATTACTCTGTAAATAAGGCATTAAGCTTTGACTAACTTATAACCTTTTTTCTTAGCAGCAGTTCTAATCGCAGCAAGAGTCATAACTTTACCACCTTTTTTCATGCCTTTAACTTTACCGCCCATTTTCATGCCTTTAGCCATCATTTTACGAGGACTAACCATGGCTGCTCCACCTCTTGAGTAACCTTTTTTCTTCATTTTTCTACCTCCAGTAGTTATTTGTTTAGGAATGTTTGAACGGGATATTGTCATTTAAACCAACCCATTGCTAGATTAGCTACAACGCCAACAACACCGCCCAAAGCCATCATAACCCAAAATCCGCCTCTCCACTTATCAGCAGTAGCACGAAGTTGGGTTACATCTGTTTTAAGTTCTTTCATATCATCTTGAATTGCTCCAACCCTTTCTTCAAGTTTTGCCAAGCAAATTTCAAGTTCAGCCATCTTCATCCTTAGTATTCTTTTCTAAGATAAAGAATTACTGTATATGTGTCTGTATTATCGTGTCCAACAGTAGTAAATTTTATATCACCTGTAACACCAGAACCACCATTATTTGGTATACCACCAAAAGATGTATAGTCGTGATGACCAGATTGATTTTCACCAAGTTGAATAGCCAAAACATCTGATGTGGCATCAAATAGGATATTAACTTTCATACCCGTGCATTGCCACCAGATCTTTTGTATTGTAGCACCTGTACAAGTGCTACCATCTGCACTTGTAGCTAGACCACTTACATCAACTTTAGTGACGGCACTTTCTCCAGTGCCATCACTTACGTTTGTGAATTTTAAAACTGCATACTTTGGACCGTCAAGAATGGTTTGAGTTGCTACTGCATCAGCCATTTTAACCTCCTAGGTTTACTCGTTAATTATTCTGCTCATTTTAACATAATGAATATGAATGGCCTCTGCCGCAGCAGCACCAGCTTCAATTCCAATATAAGGAATTAAATCAACATCATCTGTCATAGCCGCTGATTTAGTTGTACCAGTTGTAACTGCTGTACCACCTGTAGAACCAGACGTGCTTGTCACATTATACTGAGTACCATTTACAAAGATTGACATTTGTCTTGAACTATCAAATTCAATTTTTAAATGATAAATAGTATTTGCAGCTACAGTTATAGGTAAAACACTGATATGATCTGTGCCACCAATACTGTGGACAAAATGCAGTTTTGTAAAATCATCAAAAGATTCAGAGTTTGTAGCGTCTGTTTGAAACTTAAAGTATGCTTGATCAGCGTCTGTTGCTATCAATTGATCATTAGTTAATTTTAAACCAGCATATGCTTTTTGATTATCGATTGCAGGTAATGCTATTGATGTTTCAAAATGCACTTGGTTTTCAGTACCCCATAAACAGCCTGCCCATGCTGTTGCGGCAGTATCTAAATGTGGAGTAATAATTGCTTGGTCTTGATCAGCACCTGCTGTTGTTGCTACAATTCCTGCTGATGTAGTATTAAAAGTACATAAAGCAGTAGTCATATTTGTTCCAAGTGCTTCCCAGTTTCTATTCAAAGCTCTTTGAACTTCAACTGTGGCGGCTTGGTCAATATTTGCATTTAAGCCAGGTCTTTGTAAAAACCATTCTTCTAAATAAAAACGTCTTGTATCTTGTGGATAATCCCCAAGAGTTCTATCTTGAATTAAACCAGTAGTAGAATCTTTACTGATTAATTTCATTCCATTTTGTGACCTTATAGGTCCAGAAAAGGTTGTATTAGCCATTTGAAATCTCCCGTCTTGGCAAATGTCAATCACATTATGCGATTGTCGGTTGATTATTTATATAATGAAAAAAACCAGATTGCAATGCAATCTGGCAAAGTTTTTTCCTTGGGAGGAAATAATGAGTGAAAACTATTATTTCATATAAATCTTACCACAAATAAAAAAGGACGGCAAGTGCCGCCCTTCTAATCCCAGAATTTATTTTTTTCAGTTATGCACCTGGTGAACCAAATACACATCTTGGATCAGAGAATCCAAAAGAATATCTCTCACGAGCTTTATATCTCATGTTTCCAGTATCAAAGTCTGCTTCCATACCAGTTGATAAAGCTACACGCTCAAAATGTAAGAACCCACGAGGAGTGTCTGTCATAATGAAAAATGCATCTGTATCAGTTAGAAAGTCATTAACGACATAACCTTCTGGTAACATACCCATGCTCTTGAGTGCATTAATATCGTTATCTGAAGTTGCTACACGCAATGTTGAGTTCATAATTCTCTCAGCAACGAATTGTAACTGTCTAGGAATAATTAACTTCATTCCTCTCAATGCTACAATAAGACCTCTTTCATCAACGAATCCAGCAATCTTAATTAATGCATCTTCAAGAGATGTTTCATTAAGATCTGCCGCAGTTGAAGGTTCATTTGCAAAAGTTGATCCATTTGTTAATGGATGATCTGTTGCACAGAGTTCCTTGCCGTCACCACCTGTAACAGTGCTGTCAAACGCATTATTTAATACAGCTGCAGCTTTAACTTGTTTGGTGTGTGCCATTGAACGTGCTAAAGCCTTTGTGTATCTAGCAGAAAGTCTGTCATAAAGATTATCTTCAACAGCCTCCTCTGTGATACTGAACGCTAAAGCAACAGTCTCATGGTTATACCTTGCAGTATAAGCTTCATTTGCATCATCAAATGCCACTCCAGTACCTTCAGACTTAGTCGGTGCAGCACCAAAGCCAGATAGCATTACTTCTTCTTCAAAAGATCTATCTGATGTTTCAGTTGTGAAAATTTCAGAGTGCTGATTTTCGTATCTAGCATACTCCATTCCGAAAAGAGCATTAAGACCTGGCTCTAGCTCTTTAGATAATTGTGCTCTACTTATCGCCATAATTAATCTCCTTTAAGAAATAGCTGCATCAGAATCTCCAACAGAACTGAAGAAGATATGATTGTTAATTTTAACGATATAGTTAACCCCAGCTGCTGAATGATCAGCATTTGTAGGATCATCATGTATACCCAATATCATTAAAGGATTAGACGGATCTGAATCCTCCGCTGTAGATATATCGATCTGAGCAGTAGAAATACCTGTTGTAGTATTCCCTGCAGCACCATTCTCAAGTTCAACTGTTTTGAAAATATCTGCTCTAGCAGTTGCCTTATTGGTGTTTGTTCCGTCAGATGCAACGATAAATCTTTGCATAGGGTTATCATACACGAAACCTTTTATATCGTGGTTAGTATCTGCTGACCCAGAACCAGGCCATGTGTTAGAAAACTTTAGTTTTCCTGTTGTTGCATCAACATATTCACAACCTGCAAAAACGCCTAACAACTGTTTTGTATCACCAGTTGCTGTGCCTATTGCAATAGTTCCACCTGTTAATTCAACAATTACAGGTGAACCTTGGAATATAGCTGAAGCATCACTTGCGATAAAGTATTGAGTTACTCCATCAGCAGTAGTACCGCCAAAACCATTGATTGGTTTTAAGCCGAATTTTAAGCTTACGTTAGCCATAAAACCTCCTAGTTAAAATTAAAATTTCATTAGGATTCACCTTTTCGGTTTCCTCCAAATGTTACACGACTTTGCCTCTCCTTTTGGATAGGCATTGAAGGATGTGACTCCTTCATTAAGTTTTCATCAACAGCCGTCATTTGGTTGCGGGTACGACCCCGATAGTAATCGTTTCTTTCCAATGCCGTCTCTTCAGGTATCCTAGCCAATATCAAGCCTCCTTGACCAATCACACCAGCGTGTTTCCCTTCCGTAATAGTAGAAAAATCACTGTCTGGGTATTCGTCAGCACGAACAGGTTCCCAACCTTCTCTTAATTTAGCGTGGACGTTCATTTGATCCTCCTCGCCTCGAATGTTGGTTCTTATCCATCTCTGTCTATATCCTTCTGGTGGTTTTGGAGCTTCAAGTCTGCTCGGTGGCGACCAGGGTTTTCTACGGGTAGCGTTTTCCCGTGTATTCGCTTCTCTTTTTGTTCGATCTGTCATAATCTACTCCTTTACATACTTTGCGTACTCTTCAAGAGGTACGTTAAGTTTTTTAGCGATTGCCA